TTCTGGATTCTTAAAAACCAATATGATTAAAGCAGGCTTTAATTCACAGTCTTTACAGGTATTTCAGAGTTCAGGTGAACATTGGATACAATCTGTTACAGTTATGGCTGTATTAGATGGTATAAAAGCTTTAAATGCAGATGGTAAGTATATTAATAAAGAAGGAAAAGTAGTTACTGAAAAGAACTCTGTATCTTTATTAGATATGTTAGAAGTAGATAAAGTTAATGGTAAAATTAAAATGAATGATAATGTAGTTTATACTACACATTCTAGATTAACTAAATGGAATGAAGGTGGTAAAAGTAATGTAGATATGTTAATTAGAAAAAAACTATATGATACATTAGGTAACTATACTGAATTAGATCAACCAGAAGTAATGAGACATTGGGGAGGTAAACTTATGATGTTGTATCGTAAATATTTAATACCAATGGGTCAAGCTAGATTTAGAGGATGGGAAACTTCATTTAAAGATAAAGATGAATTAACTGAAGATGAAAAAAGATTTAGTTATGCTCTTCAAGAAAATGAAGAAGGTAATTATATTTCTTTAATTAGATATGTAACTACAGCTTTAAAAGACCATAAATATTATTTATTATCTAAACCACATTGGGATAGATTAACAGATTATGAAAAACATAATATAAAAAGAGCTACTACTGAAATAGCATTGACAATGGTTATATTACCATTAGTATTATCTTTAGTTAAAGGATTAGCTGATGGAGAAGATGATGAATATTTATTCTTTCTGGCTTATCAAATAAGACGTTTAGACACTGAATTAAGCCAATATAGAAGCCCTGCAGAGACTTTTAAGATGATGAGGTCACCTGTACCTTCAGCTAGATTAATACAGTCTTCTATAAGTATATTTGAGAGTGCGTTTACACCTTGGAATTGGGGTGAAGTTTATGAATCTGGACCTAATAAAGGAGAAAACAAAAATATAATGAGAATTAAAAAACAGATTCCTGTTGTTAAAGAATTTCAAAGAACTTATGAAGGACTTCTTAAATATCAAGAATCTACTTGGGGTTCTGGATTATAATAGAAGTTTAAAAGTCTAAAAAAAAGGGATATTACTATTAATTTAGTTTTATCCCTTTTTTATTTTAATTAATATAATTTTTATTAATTTTAGAAAATTCTTTTAATAATTTTTGATGTTGTTTATATTCTCCACATTGAGGAGTTATATATTTAACATTAGGTTTAAAATATCCAGACATACAATATATATTATCTCTTATATTACTAAGTTTTAATATATCTTCTTTATATTCATCTAAATTTTCTAAGTAATTATTACAAATTCCATAATCATATAGTTGTAATTTTTTACCTAATTTTAACATTAATTCACTTAATTCTTTATTATGATTAAGTATTTGTGAATCCATTCCTAATATACTTATTGTATAATTTTCCCATTTATTTTTACTAGTAGATAAATAATCATAAATTTTTTTATCTATAAATGTAAAATCCCATTCATCAATAATATTTTTATTATTTATTTTTTCTAATATATAATTATATTCATTTCTTTTATATGTTTTTATTTCTGTAAAAATATCTGAAAATTCTTGAATACTTATATTAAAAAATTTTTCTATAATTTTAGTATTATTATTTTCTATAATATTTTCTAAACCTCCATAATCATTATATATACCAAATACAGGTAAACATGTTGGAATATAAGGTAAATAACCAGCTAAACTTTGATATTTAACTTTTTTAATAGGTAATAATACTATTTCTTGTCCTGCAGATATAGTTATACCACTAATTCCACAATGTACTGACCAACTTCCCATAATTTTATTATTTTAATATATGTAATATTTGTCCATTAACTCTAACTTCCTCATTATAAGGTGTATTTATGAAATCAATTACTTTATGATTAACATTATCTTTTAACATAGCTAATTTAATACGTCCTGGTAATTTAAATTTTTTCATATTATTTTTTTAATAGTTGCTTAGTAATTTGTTCTTTAACTTCTTGATAAGAATAAGGTAAAAAATTATTTGTATCAACTCCTACATCCATTTGTGCAGGATGATGTTGTATTATACCTTTATTACTTAAACCACCATGTACATGTCCAAATAATTGCCAAGAACCTCTATGTGAGCCATTCCAAGTTATCATAGGATAATGACACATAACTAAATGTTGTTCTTTATAAGTTATTTCTTCATCTTGTACAAATATTTCAGCTATATCATAAATACCTTCCCATAAACTAACTATATACTCTTTAGCTAATGCACATTTTTCATGATTACCTATTATTAAATATTTTTTACCATTTAAAGAATTTAATATATGAGATGTATCTTTACTATTTAAAGTTAATGCAAAATCTCCTAAATGAAATATAATAGCATCATCAGGTACTTTTTCATTCCATCTTTTAACTAATTCCTGATTCATTTCAATTGAATCTTTAAAAGGTCTATTACAATATTTAATTATATTAGAATGTCCAAAATGTGTATCTGATGTAAAAAATAATTTATCTTTATCTATTTCTATATCTTTAATTTTCATCGTCTATTATATCTATTTGATATGTTGAATTTTCAGTATTTATAATTAGTTTTTTATAATCAATATTTTTTATATTAGATGTATAAAATATAGGTATATTAAAAAATGAACCTTTTAATTTAACCTTTTTACTTAATACTAAAGGATATCCTATTATTGGTTCAAATATAATTAAACCTTCTTTAGTATATCCTTCATTAATATTATTAGGATGATTTCCATTAAATACATCATCTGATAATTTAGTAACTTTTACTGTTTTATTTATTAAATTCATGGTATATAAATATTAGTTGGATTATCTTTATGTATATCTATTTCTGGATATTTTTCTTTAAATTGTAATATATTAAAAGGTTTAGTAATAATATGATAACCATTTTTACTAGGTAATATAATATATATTTTACTTTTTTCTAAAGATTTACTTATTGGTTCACATTCATAATTAATATATGATAACATTAAAGGTGATACTTCTTCATTATCTATATCTAATATCCATTTTTTATTTTCATCATTATGACCTAAACCACAAGCTCTATCATATGAACTTTTAATAAAACTAAATTCACCATTACTCATTGTATTAGCAATGTTTTGCATAGCTTTAAATGCTACTTTTTTAAAACTTCTTTTATTTAATCTTAAAGAAGCTCTAGCATTAAATACTTCACATAAATTTATTATTTCATCTTTATATTTCAATAAATGTTCTTTACTAGTTATATAGTAATTCTTAATTACTCTACTATTAGAACCTAATTGAGGATTTTCTTTTTTACGTTGTAATATTTGTAAATAATAAAAATCATCTTCAGATTTAAATTCTAATAGTGGTAATATTTTTTCTATGTTATTTATCATTATTTTACTTCTTCTATATCTCCAAACTTTACAGAGTTATTAAATATATTTAAAAAACTATAATTTATATTTGTTAGTATATAATTATAATTATATATTATAAACATTTGAATATTATCATCTTCCATTTCACATGCTAAAATCATTATAGTTTTTTTAATTATATTTTCAACATTTATTGGATTTTTTTTATATATTAACCAATAAGGTATTACAAATTCATTTATAGCAATTACATATATCCTTTCTAATATAATATTAATTTGTTGTTGAAAATTACATAATCTCCATTTATTTTCTATAATACTTTTTTTATTATATAAACAAGCTATATCTAAAAAATTATTACCTTTATTTAAAGCGAAAACTCTATGTAATGAATATTCATAATAAATATCAAATTTTCTAAAATTAAATATATTATCTTCAATTAAATTAGAAGAACTAACAAAAGGATATAGTTGTAAACTATCCATTTCTAATTTTTTTAATATATCTGTTTTAAACTTTTTAATTGGTAATATATATCTATTTAATAAAAAATTATAATTATTAACAGATTTTTCCCAATCTAATACATTTTTATGTCTTTCTGTAATTTTATTAAGTTCTATACAATATAAAATTTTAGGTGAAGCATAATTAAATTCTAATTTAGATGCAAAATTTTCTTCTAATAATTCTAATAAATATAAAGAGTTATTAGCATTATATAATATAATATTTTTATTACTTCTTAACGGGAAAGATTCACCATAATGACTAATTTTACCATTTGTTTCATATATATTTAATAAATTACGTATATAAACATGTTGATCTTGTGTAGCTATTATTTCTACATTATTTATAATATGATTATTTTTTTTTAATTGTGATATAGCTTCGTCTCCTATTATTAACATATTTTATTATTTTTAAAAATATAAATCATCTGTTTTTTTCCATTTATAAATATATAAGTTCATATTACTACCATTAGTACTATTATATTTTGTTTTTGTAACTATATCCATATAATCTTTAATAAAAAGTTCAAATCTTTCAATATAACCTTCTTTAATATCAAATATTATTTGATTAGTAGTATATTTTTTTAATATTTTAAAAAATTCTTTTTTATCTTCATCTTTTATATAAATTATTTCTATAGCTCTACCAACAGAAGATAATTGACAATTTTCAGTAGGATATTTGCATACAACTATTTTAGTGTAATAATCATATTGACTTAAAAATTCTATAGTTTTATTATATTTTTCTGATTCAGAACCATTATAATCATTTATACTTTTTATAAAAGGTTTTTTAGGTAATTCTTTTTTTTCAACTTTTTGTATATTTGGTTTAATTATTTCATTATTAAGACTACCTATGGAACTATCTTTCATATATTTTTGTATGTCATTTTCAAGTTCTAATTGTTCTTTCATCTTTTTAACAATTTTAACATGTTCTTTTTCTGTTTTTATAGGTATAAAAGATGATTGTATTTTTTCTTTTTTTCCAATATGTTTTTTTCTGTTATTAATTATATTAATCATTATTTTAAAAATATTAATCATTATTTATTATTTATAAAAATTAAAAAAATTAGGTAAATAAGGGGAATTTAATCCCCTTATTAAATTTAATTAAATAATTTCACAGTTTCCACCAGCACAAGCTAATTCACCAGTTAAATCTGTATTATCATTCTCTTCAATAATTTTAGTTAAATCAATTGGATTATTATTAATATAATCTATTAATTTATTATAATGTTCTTCACTACATGATGTAAATGGTGCATCTTTATAAGTACCACCATCATAAGGTAATACTGAAAGACCATTAAATGTGTTTTTATTGTACCACATCCATTCTCCTACATCTTCCCACTCATGTGGTTTACATGTTATTGTAGCTGAAACATTATTACTATTTGGTCCTCTTCTATGTCCTTTTTGCACCCATTCTAAGTTAAACTTTTTAACTCTAGATAATAAATCTAAAGCCGTTTCGTCTTCTCTAAGAACTGCATTGTCAGGAGCTTTTTGAGGAATACCTATTACAGCATCTTTAGGTTGATATTCCATAACTTTAATTAATTTCGGATGATATTTTGAAAAAAAGTTATATAAATCATCTCCTACAGTACATTGCATATTTCTAATATAATATTTAGAATGCCATGCATGTATTCCAGAAGATGTACCAACAACACAAGATGTCGTACCGCTTGGTTTTATGGTTGAAACTCTAGCTGCTTTATTAATACCAATTAATTCAGAAACTCTTAAATTTTCATCTTTTGCTATATTACAAGCTATAGTTAAATCTAAATTATTAAGAGTACCATTACCTATACCAGTTATTCCTACGCCTATTAAAGCATCTTTTTCAGTATTATGTTTCCATATACTTCTAAGATAATGAAAGTCTGTAAAACCTGCTTGTAATGTACCAAAAAAGGCTGCAATTTCAGAAGTTTTGTTAAAATCTTCTTGATTATTAATTACACCACCGTTGATTTCAGTCAAATTACAGAAAGTAAAAGGTCTTAACGAAATTTCCACACAGGGATTTGTACCTTGTTCTGGATCATTTGTAAAATAAATACCAGGTTCACCAGAGTTAGAATCTACTGTAATTTGCCAAAGCTTTTTAAATTCATCTTTTTCAATTCTGTTTCGTAGAATAACAGCTGAATTATTAGCCCTACCAAGTTCAGGATATAATTCCCACCAAGCACCATGTTTACAAGTAGCCATTTCTTTATCATCCATAGAAAATAAAGATATTAGAGCTGCTCTTCTTATTCCACCTGCTAATACAGCATCCGCAATAAGACAATTAATTCTATGTACTTCAAATGGTGTTAATTTATCACCATTTTTTTTTATATTTAATAAAGTTTCTATTTTTGTTAAACATATTTTTAAAGGTGCAGGACCTGGTGCTTTACCTCCAGCTGTAACTAATCTACTACCTTTACTTCTTATATCTGAAAAATCAAATCTAGGTTTAACTAATGTTTTACCAAAATAAGATTTCATTAATTGTTTAATAGCATCTGCCCATCCTTCTATACTATCACCTATTAAATATTTAGCTTCTTTTAAAGGTTTTTGTATAGCTGGTAAATGCTCAACATGATGGTACTGGACGGAATATCCAATACCAGTACCACCTAACAACAAAAACATTAACTCACTAAAACATCTATAATCAGACATTGGCATATATCCACAATTATAGATTCTTGCTTCATTTTTTTCAACAGCAGCACCAGCAAATTGTGCTGCTCTCATAGAAGGTAAAACTTGTTTACTATAAAGATATTGACCTTTAGTCATTATCTCATCATTTAACTTAGGATAACGTTTAGTCATCATAGTTAAATATCTTGTAATTATATCATTCCAAGTTTCTCTTCTTTTTAATTCTGGTATAAATTTTGAATATTTATTATATACCACTATATTTGATAGTAATTCAATTCCTCTATCCATTTATTCTTTTATCATTATTACTACTCATTATTTTTCAGAAAATATTATTTTACACCTGTACTGCCAAATCCTCCAGAACCCCTTTCTGTTTCTACTAATTTTTTTACTTCTACAAAATGATAATTAATTATCTTTTCAAAAAATATTTGTGCTACTCTATCCCCTACTTTATAAGGAAATTGATTATATAAATTATCAAATAATACTCCTTTTACATTTTTAATAGAAACAGGAATAGCTTCAAATTTAATCATCCATTCTCCTCTATAATCAGAATCTATTTGAGCTGGACTATTTTGCATAATCCAACTTTTTTGTGTAAAACTACTTCTAGGTACTATAATACCTTTATAACCTTTAGGAATTTCTGTAGAGAAACCTAATTTAACAGTAATTTTATTACTAGAATCTTTAATAATATCAGTAGCATATACATCAGCACAAGCAGCATCTTTAGTTCCTTTTAAAGGAATTTTAGCTTGAGGGTGTAATTTCTTTATTTTTATTTTCATCTTTTTTTATATATTGTGATAGATTGAAAGTTTCATCTATTATTTCTATAGGATCATTTAATTCAGCATTTTTTGGTAAAATAACTTTAGATCTTTCTGTACTTAAACTTTCTTCTATTTCTTTCTTTAATTTCTCGTCTTTAAATAATATTTGCTTTACCTTTATAAGAAAAGGTACAGCATTTGGATTTCCTTTATAAATATCTGTAAAAAAATCTAATATTAATTCTTTTGCATCATCTTTAAATAAGGAATATTTTCCATCTTTTAAACATTCATATTCATGCATATATTCATTTGGAAATTTAAATATATATAATACTTTATCATCTATATCTATTAACTTTACAAATAAATCATTATTTATCATGTTATGTTCATAAGCTGTAAATTCAGGTATTTTAAAAGAAAAATCATGTAATATTAACAAACAATCTTTATATTCTCCTGTATCTTCAAACATATATACATTATGTAAATGTGTAAAAAATCTTTTATCAAATCCAACTATTTCTGATAATAATGGTAATAAGTAAGTTTTAGATTTATTATATCTAATTTTACTCATATTTAACCATTATTTATTGTTATGAATTCATCTTTTAAATTCATTTTACCATTAGATTCATAAATTTCTTTTGATATATCAAATATTTTATTATTGAAATGCCATTTAATATCATCTAATAGTTCATTTAAACCTTTATATTCCCATCCAAATGAGGTTTTAAAACCATTTAAAGCAGCATTATGCCACTTTTCTGTAACTTCAAATATAAAAGGTATTTTCTCAAATCTTGATATATACAAGAATTGAAATGGAAGTACTTTATATTCTTCCAGTTTAAACTGTTTAATTATTATATCAATAGCTTTTGTATATACAGCTTCTTGAATATAATATCTCCATTTAATAAAACTAGAAACAAATTCAGATACTGGATTACCACCTGTTTTTAAATCTATCATTTGTATAGTTTTATTTTTATGATTTATACTAAGTATATCTAATATACCTCTAAATTTAAAAATGTCATAATCATATTCAAAATATATTTGATTATATAATTCTTCATTTTTATCACCATTAAATATATGTTTTGAATTTTTATGACTAAGTAAAGTATCAACTAAATCTTGTGCCCATACTATATCATCTTGAGTTACTAAAACTTGTTTATTTGATGCATATTGAGCTTTTAAATAATCCCAAAACTCTTTAGTATTATATTTACCATCTAAAACTTCTGGTTTTACAGTAGATGACCAATATTTATTTTCTTTAATAATTTCTAATATTACATCTTTAGAAGGTATTTCTTTATAATTCTTTAGAATAATATCACATAAACTACCTAATGTAGCTGTTGGTTTTGTACCATTATATATATAATATTTTTCTTTAAATATAGATGTTTTATTAACAAAATCATTAAGTAAATCATCTGTTAAAGAACCTATTGTAATACCATCATTTTCAACTTCAATCTTTTTAACTAAAGCTAAAGGTCCATTTTTATCAAAACTTGATATTTTACTATAACTTAATTTAATTTTATTATCAATTTCATTTAGGTTAAATAACCTGTTCATTTCTTCATTTTCTTCCATTAATATAATTCTAATTGTCTAGACCCACAACTACATATTGCAGGATTACTTCTTTTCCTACTAGGATGGTCTATTCTAATTCCACCTCCCCAATTTCTTACTACATTATGTTTTTCATTACATCTTTTACATATTACTGTAAATTCATCTCCTTCATTATACATATTAAAATATTTTTATCCACACACCTGGTGCTTCTGGGTTAACACTATACCACTCTTTATTTCTTAAATTATCTAAAGTTGGTATCTCTCCTTTAATTGTCATAGGTAATGGAAACATATACTTAACACTATCATCTTCAATAAAATCATGTGCAGTAAATAAATCCTGAATTATTTCAAGACTATTACTAAAATCAAATTGTCTATTTTGTGCTCTTACATGATGAAATCCAATAAATAATGGATTATCTTTCCCTACTTTCATTCTTTCTATTTCTTCTCTAAATCCTTCTAAAATATTAGGTCTATTTTTATCAATATAACCTTTTACATACTTTTTTTTAGAATTATAAGTTTGTATTCCTAAACTTCTTAAAAAAGTACTAACAGCAGGGGAACTAAATATCCCCCTAGCTGCTTTTACTTTAGAATTTTTTGAAGAAGGTACATTACCTTTTATAAATATCATATTACCAATTTATCATCTCTTTACCATTTGTTATTTTTTTTAAAATTAAATTAGCTTGATTAAAATTAGGACAATTCCAATCACTATTTAATGATTTAGAAGGATGATTAAATCTTAAAATATGGTGATTATTTGATGAACTTATATATTTTGTAAAATATTCAGCATCACTTCCCCATACTATAAAAATTAAATTATCTTTTTCATTACTAATAATTTTAATAACTTCTCTTGTAAAATTTGCCCAATATTTACCATGAGCATTTTTAACCCCTTCTTCAGATGTTGATGATACATCTAATAAAAATATACCTTGATTGCACCAATTTTTAAGTGTTTCATCAAATTCATATTGTGTATCATTATTATATACAGTTTTACGAATACATCTTTCTATAAGAATAGTTTCACTTTCAGTAGAACCATGAACAGATTCAGTATTAGCAAAAGGAACACCAGTTGCTTTATAATTACTAAAAGGTTCACTTCCTAAAATTACTATTTTTAAATTATTAACATCACATGATCTAAAATTTTCAAATAATCTATTTTTATAAGGATATATTAAATGTTTACCTTCAACTAAATTAGGTTTAATTTTATATAATTCACCAATAAAAACTATTAAATTAAACATATAAATAGATGATAATAATGGATTTAATAATTCTGTCCATCCTTCTGAAAATAATTCTTTATAATCAATTTTTAATTTTTCTTTTATACTAACTCTTTCCATATAATTAAAAATTAATTTTCTATATTATCTTCACCAAATTCATCAATAAAACCATTAATAATATTATCATCTGGATCTTGTTGATTATTAATAGGTACAGGTGGATGTATATTGTCAAACCGCAGTGGAATTCCCTCTCTTATCCCTACTATTTGATAACCTCTTTCTAATTCAATTCTTAAATCATCTAAAATTTCTTTATTATATATAGTTTTACTACTAATATTTACTTTTTTAGTCCAATCTAAATGTTTAAAATTATATTTAAAATCTTTCTCAGGTGCTAAGAAATCTCCATTTCTTGTTCTTTCATAAAAATGTTTTTTTCTATAATCATAATAATTTCTTATACTTTCAATTAATCTATTATCAAAACATTTGTTATAATATGATTCATATACAACCTCATTTAAATTAAGATTAATATAATTTTTAAAGTTTTTTAAAATATTATTTTGATTTTTAATAGTAAAATCTATTATAGAAAAACAAGTTATCATATAATTAATAATTTTATTAATATCATATGTTGGAGTATGTATTCTAAACTCAACAGTTTCTTTATTACCAAATAATAAAGGTATCATATTAACCCAAAAATATCTAGTTCGGATATTCCACTTAGCTTCACCTTTTGGATCAGAGGGATGATTTTTAATATTATTTAAATCATATTTTACATCTGAGTATTTTTGACCCATTGATAAAAAATTATATAAAATATCAAAATTTTTAATTAAATCATCTTTAGAATTTATACAAGAATCAAATAATAACATTGTTTCTTTTTCTGGTAAAGGTTTAGTATAATGTTTTCTTTTAACACCATAATTTTCTTTTTTATGAAAAGGAAACATAGAGAACATTTCATCTTGTAATAAATATAATACTTTAAATAAAGAAATAAAAAATTCTTCTGTTCTTGGTATATTACCTATATGTAAATGTAAAGAACAATTATTATCATATTTTGTTCTCTTTTTAAGTTCTTCAACTGTATCTATTACAGTTTGAAAACCTTTTTTACCTTCTAATGGTATTGTTACATATTCTAAACCATTTATACTACCGTCTCTTAATGGTATTAATCCTAATTTTTTACAAATTCTTGTAGGAACATAACCCATAGTAGTTTCAAATTCAAGACCAAAACTTAATCCTTTTGTTATATCAAAACTATCATTTTTAATAAAATTATGATATTCTGGATTATATAATTCATCATATGATTTTTTATAATTTTTAATTATTTTTCTTGAATCATAAGATAATGAATTTTTATAATTTTGATCACATTTTGCAGGATATATAAATTTATATGAATCTATCATATATCTACTATAATAATAACCATCTTCTAAATTTTCTAAATATAATTTAGAATTTTTTAAAATATCATCATTTATACAATAAAGTAATTTATTTTTATGATTTAATATAGGTAATGTTTCAACATTATTTATAGAAAATCCTCCTAAAATAGGTTTTTCTTTTTCATCTAAACCTACTATTCCTATTTCTATAAAATTACCATCTTTTATTTCATTTTTTAAAATATATTGTTTTTTAGAATGATCATAAATTATATATCCTGTATTATATTTGTAATATTTACCATTTATTAAATAACATTCTCCAGAATTTTCTATAGTAACATCTCCTTTTAAATAATAAACACCACTCATTTTTCTACAGTCTGATTTATCAGCTGTATTTCCATTTATTGTTGTAACTAATTCCATATATTATTCAATTTCTTCAATTGCTAGTAAATTTTTACAGTTTTTTAAAAAATCTTCCAATATTAACATTGCTTCTTGACCTTTTTCATAATTACCATATAATTCTAATCTTTGTATTTCTAAAGGTATTTTTTCAAATAAAGGTTTATAAATTTCTTCTATTACTTTGTTTAATAAATCAGAATCTTTTTTTCTATTATGTACTACTGATGATACATTTTCACTATTTCTTATAGATTCTTCATGTTTTAATAGAATATCTCCTATTTTTTCAACACTATTCATCTCTTTTACTTCTCTTTGTTTAATATTTTCACTAAAAAAAACACAATTACCATTTTCAATAGTATATGTTTTATTTGAACCTAAAGGTGAAAAAATATCATTATATATTTTATTATCTTTTAATATATATTGAGTTGTAGGAGTATGTAATTTATTATTAATATCAATAATAGGATGTGTAGAACATATACTTAAACTTTCCCAACTAAAAGGTTTTTCAGTTTTTTTTCTAATAATACATGCTAAATAATCAGAATATGTTGATAATCTTATACCTTCAAAGAAATAGAATAAAGGTGGTTTTTCAATTTTATTAATACCTTCTAATTCAAAAAAAGGTACAAAAGCACCATCTTCTTTTGTAAATATTTGTTCAACAAATACAAATTGACCATCATAAAATTCTTTATTCTTTAATGCATTAAAATGAATTTCTGCTGATTTTATATTATCTGCTAAGAAATAAAATCCAAAATTATTAATCCATACATAACAACCTGTTATTAATTTAGAATCTTTCCAATATCTTAATTTATTAAAATATACTTTATTTTTATCTAAATTACTAGATAATTTTTCATTATAAATATCATAATATTGTTCACTAGAAGATGTATTTATATCTTTATTAGGTTTATTAGATGCTTCTAATAATGGTAAAGATTGTTGTTGTTTTACATAAGGTAAATCACAATCATTACCACAATCATCATAAAAATCTTCCCATTCATCTAATCTACCATTCATTTGGTAAGATTTACCTTTTTTAGAATTTTGATTAAAATATTTATTTTCATAACTTTTTACATGATAACAACCTCTTCTATTTATTTTAATTAATTCAGCTGTAGCAATATTACCATCTGTTATTTTATATAATACATTATGCTTAAATTGTCCAATACTACCTATATATTTTTTATTTTCATCTTTAACTACTTCACCACCTATAGCTTGTAAAGAGTTTTCCATAGAAGATATATATAAACTATTTCTAGTTTCTTTATAATAAAATAAAGGTCTTTCTTCATACATATCATCTTCTTTATCATTAATAGTTTTTTTGGATGCACCATGCCAACAATAAACAACATTTGGTTTATTTAGATCTGAAAAAACTAATGCTGCAGCTCCTAGATATTCACTTAAAACTTTAAAATTTTTTTGTTTGTATATTATTTCTAATAATACTTCACTATCAATTTTTTCTCTAGTAGTAGTAACACCTTTTATTGTATTAGAAACTTTAATATCAATTTTATATTTTTCAGCTAATTCTATATGATTTAATAAAGAACCATTATGAACACCTATAAACTCATAACTTCCTGTTTTTTCTAATACACCAAAACCAAAAGGATGTGCATTATCGGAATTATGTTGTCCAAAAGTAGCTTTTCTTGTATGACCTATAACAGTAGGTATTATACTAGGATTATCATATCCTAAATTTACTATAAAATTACGATATACTTTATTATTTTGAACACCTACAGTTATATAACCATCTGATGCTACTCCGCATGAATCTTCACCTCTCTCTTCATTATAACTACCTACTAGATCAAATTTTGCTTTATTAAATTTCATTGGTGTTTTACCAGACCAGCTTACGATTCCACACATATTTTCTTTTGTATTTGTTTATTTATTTTATTAATTAATTGTTTAGCTTTTTTTTTATCATTAGAATCTATTGTTTCTTTAATATTATCTCCAAATTCTTTAACTAAATCTGTTATAATACCAGTATTTACTAATTCAATTGCTTTTATTGTATTATTATAAGCCCATTCAATTAATTTATTATCTTTAATCCAAAAATTTGATAATGTTCTATATTCTACTCCATAATCTTTTGGTCTAAAACATCCTGCATTACCATACATTTTTCTTCTTTCTGTATCTTTATCAAGAAGTAATGATTCTAAACCTAATGTTATATCCATAGCATATATAATTAGTTCACTAACTTCAAAACTTGGATCATCATAACCTACATGAATATGTCCACCACAAGTTCTTAAATTAGTATTAGAAGAAGGTGAATCATTTATTTCTTTTAAATAAACATTTAAATCTGGATCACAACCAAAACGTTGTGCTTGAGGTGTTTTTAAATATTTTTTATTTAAAAAAGCAGAAGCAGAATAATTTAATTCACAATCATATAAAACAACTAATTGTTCTAAATAAGTTTTAACAAAATTAATTTCCTTTATAAAAGAATTTGAATCTGTACAAGGTGGAATATTAAATTCAATCATCACATTATCTTCTTGTATAGCATGTCCTTTTTCTGATATATATTTTGGTTTATCTTTAGTTCCACCTATATACCCTTCTGCTGAAATAATTTCATTATTTTTAGACAAAAATAATTCTGGATCAGCTCCAATTTTAATATTATTTACCATTCTTCTTCAATTTTAATTTTAATATTATTATTTATAAGCTTAGAATCAATTAAATTTAATAATTTAATAACTGTATCTTGAGGACAAGTTTTCATTTCAGGATGTCCTTGAATACACAAAGAATATGTTTCTGGATAATATATTATTTCTGGTTCTACAAAGTTTTCAGGTAAACTAATTTCTTCATTTTTACCATTTAAATAAGTTTTACTTCTAAATTTACTAGACCACGCTAATATTTCATAATCTTTTTTATTTCTTATATTATATGGAAACATCATTTGATGATGTGTAGAAGTTATTTCATATTCATATAAACGATTATTAAGTTGATAATATTCTTTAATTGAATCTTTAAAATGTATAGTATGATTACCTGAATGACCATTAACATGTTGTATTAATTTACCACCAGACATAACTGTAAGAAATTGTGACAATTTTGTTATCGTAGATTTTTTAATTACTACCTCTATATATTTCTATATAGCTCAGACTATATCATAATCTTAATTATTATAAAATAATTTAATTATTATTTGTTTTTCTTAATTATTTTTTGTATATTTGTTATTTGTAACAAAATAAAACATATAATTAATATGGCAAATAAATCATCGAAACATTTAAATATAATAAAAGATTTAAATTTACAAGGTTATACTGATTCAGAAATAGCTCGTAAATTAAATTTATCTAGTTCAGGTGTAAATTATCTTAGAAATAAATTAGGATTAAAACCTAATTGGTGTAAAATAAAATATAAATCTAATTATGATAAAATGAAAGGTTATATTATTAGAAATATAAAATTTTCTGCAAAACGTAGAAATATACATTTTGATTTATCTTATCTAGATTTAGAACTTCCTGAAAGATGTCCTTTATTAAATGTAAAATTAGAATATAACCAAGAAGGTTGTTCTAATAATCCTAATCATGCAACTGTAGATAGAATTGATAATTCTAAAGGTTACATAAAAGGTAATGTTTTAATAATATCAAGATTAGCTAATTCTATGAAAAATGAAGCTAATTTTGAACAATTATTATTATTTTCTAAAAATATAGAAAAATTAATTTCTATATATAAGATCCAGGGCGCTCTTGGGAATATTACTGATATGAATTCTAAAATTAGAATTTTTAATCTCGATTCCTAGTCGTTGCACTTTTAAAAGTATTTCTACTTAAACTTAGCTCAGGATTATCTACATCTTTATATGTTTAGACTTTCCCTGAATTCACCCCGTGTTTTTAATTATATATTACTATATAACTGGGCTACACATTTAACCCCTACAAATACCCAATTTAGGTACATATTTATATTTTTCAAATATATCATATTCATATTCATCTCTTTTTGTATTATTATGTGTATGAATTCCTTTTTCTTCGTTATAATAATCTGGACTAACATCTTCACCTCCTGTAAATACAACTAAATCAATATTTTTAGGATAATAACCATCTTTATCTTTTTTAAATTCTATTATTTCAATATCATATTTTAAAGATAAGAATTCAGCATAACTATTTGAAAAACCTGTATCAACTATTAATCTTAATTTCTTTTTCATTTGTAATATTTTTTTTGTTTATTTTTTTTATTTAATATTAATTGTGGTAACATTTCTAAATATTTAACTTCTGTAATTTTACCAAAAGAAGGTGCTGAATTTATTTCAATAATAATAAAATCTACATTCTCTCTTTTTTCTTCTCTTTTATTAGTAGAACTTTGAACTTTAACATCAACAGCTCCAAAATCTAAACCTGTAGATTTTAAAGCTTTAATAGAATGTTCAACTATTAAATCCCAACAAATAGGTTTATCAAATAATTCATTTTCCTCTGTTATCCAAACACAATGTTCATCATTTCTATACCATTTATCTTTATCTGGTGTATCAGATTTTAACATTTTTCTACATGTATAAAAATAATTATCTTCTGTAATATGAAGTCTATATTCTCTTATATAATTATAAAATTTTTCAAAAATATATTCATCAAGTCTTTCTAATCTCTTATTTAACCATGTTTCAAGCTCTTCTAATGAATCTAATTTATAATTACCTGTTCCTTTACTACCTAGTCTGTGTTTAGCTATAATAGGATATGGTAAATCATTCATAGGAATACCATTATTTGTAGTTGATATATTAAATATTTCTTCTTCTTTATTATAAATAAACCAATCTGGTGTTTTAACATTATTTTTAGTAAAACACTGTTTCATTAATAATTTATCAGCTGAATTTTTAATGGCATCAACTGTATTTATTTCTATAATATCTTCAGTTGTTTTAAATATATTTTCTAGTTTAGTAAAAGAACCTAATCTAATTACTGATTTAAATCCAAATAAAGGTAATAAACCTTTTTTTCTTAATACATTATGTGAAGGATGTCTACTTCTAATCTTAGGTAAAAAATATTTAATCATAAGTTTCTTTAAATTTAATTTCTTTTTTAAAATATTCTACCCAATCACCAGATTCAATCATAGCTGGATTATTTGGTATTTCCTTATTATAAACATAAATTATAGCTCTTCCAAAAGGTGTATCAATATGTTTTCTGTTATAAAGATTATTTACAGCATTTTTACTATAATAACCTTCTATTCCATCTAATTGTGATAATGTTTTTTTATCAATATTATCATATACTTCAAAAGTTACAGAAGTATAACCACCTTCTTTAATTGCTGGATATGTATTACTAGGTGTAAACATTAAATATATAGGTTCACTTTGAAATGTTCCTAAATAATTAGCATTTTTTAAAACATAAGATGCTCGTTGTCCTTTTCTTAATGTACCATAAACCGCTACTTTCATTATTTCTTCTTTTTTTTTATTATTTTTTGTTAATTTTAAAATATTTTGAGGATTTAATTTAAAATGTTCTATACAAATAGCATAATCAAATAAAGGATGTAATCTATTATCTTTTACTTTATTACAAATTACACATGGTTTTTTTGTTACATAACCAAAGTTATTAAATTCTTGACTCATTATTAATTTTTTTAAAAAGGCATGTGTATATTACATCCCCATATTAATTGTACTTTTTCTTTTCTTGATAAATTTTTACTTTCATCAAATAATTTAATCAAATCTATATCATCTACATTTTTAACTAAATCACTGAAATCTTTAGATTTTAAATAATCAGGAATACATAAATTTATAAAATCATAAGATTGACTTAATTCTTTAGCAAATATTTGACCCCAATTTTCTTTTTTATCATAATCATTATCATATAATATATAAATTTTTTTAAATCTATCTTTTAATTCTTGTATTACACTATCTTTAGGTTTAGTTCCTTCAGCTTGCAAAGAAACAGATGGTATATCTAATAAACATTTTAAAGACATTACATCTTTTAAAGATTTTGTAATAATTAATTCTTCACCTGTTTTAGGTAATTGTTCCCAACCTTGCCAAACTGATGAATCATGATTATTTAACCATTTATATTTAGTATTAAAAGGTTGATATATCTTTATAGTTTGTTCATTATCTTTTTCTTCAATAAAACAATATGCATACTTATCAGCTGCAATAGGATGTCCATTTAAGAATATATATTTTATTGGTTGAACTCTATATTTTTTTAATGTATTTAAATCTATTCCAAATTGATACCAAAAGGATAAGTCATAAGCTGTCCAATCTCTTTTTCTTTTACCTAATTTAAAATTTGAAGCATTTTCAAGTATTAAATTTCTTTTATCATAATCATTTGGATTATATTTTTTTATAGTTTTGTTGTTAATATCTTTATAATTAAAATAAAAAGTTAAATTAAAATCAATAACTATTTTACTAAGAGCTTCAAAAAAATTTAATCCAAACATTATTTGTACAAATTTTATACAATCTCCTGAACCTAATCTAAAATCATTAAAACATATTTCACCTGTATCACCTGGAAAATAAGAAAATGAAGGTTTATCATCATCTCCAAAAGGTGATTTTATAGCTTTTTTTAATATGACTTCACATTCTGTATAATATCTATAAATATCTACATCTTGAATATGAGTTAATATAAGCTCTTTTGTTACTAATTCTTTATTTAAATTTATATTTTTAACCATATTTATTAAAATAAAAAAGGGGCTTTTACACCCCTTTTGTTTTATATATTAAAGAGTAAAACTTTTACTCATAGTTGTACTTGTAATATTTAAATCATCTGTATCAACTTTATTAGAATCTTCAGTTGGTCTTTCTAATAAATCACCAGCTTTATGTAATAATGTACTAGATTCATTATCACTAGATTCAATAAAACTAAAAAATCTAAAACCTAAATATTTACTAGGTTTATTAGTTGTACCATAAGTAACATAAACATTAAATTTCTTATTAATACAATTTTTAGATATTAAATCAAATAATACATCATACGCTTGTTTTGCAGATGTTACAGAAGGAAAAGTATAATCTTTACCCATAACAGCTCTAGCAATATGTACTACTCTTGATACATTTAATTTTTCCCATTTCGCATTTTCTTCTTCAGTTTTTTGAGGATTTGGGGTTATATAATAAAACCCAACATTAACAGTTCCACCTGCATCTTTAGCTACTAATTTATAATCAGGTGTATTACCACTATCTGTTTTTTTTTCTATTGAAATATCAATATTTTTAACTAAACCTGCATTTCCACCATTAAAAATAGAGTTTTCTTGAAATTCATTTCCATTTAAATCAAACATCATTTATTCTTCCGACCATTTACCCACCACTTTTTAAAATTTATTTATTTATAAAAATTTGAGACCAATCAACTGTTACTTTATTTGCAACATCTGATTCAGCTATTACTATTTTCTTACCTTTTAAATGTTCACTTCTTGAACCACATAATAATTTCTCTGAAGGTTGAAAATTTATAATAGTTTTATTTTCATCTCGATATAGATACCCAATAGCATCTACTTTTGAGCATAAGATTGCAGACATTTTACCTGCTAAATCTAATCCTCTTTCATTCATTTCTTCACCTTGTTGCTCTATAAGTTTGTCTTTTACATGACCTAGTATAATTAAAGTATCACATAATTCTTCTAATTCATTTAAGACAACTTGTAAAGCTCTTCTAGTAAATCTATAGCCAGCACCACTCGATAATTCTGTAACATCATCACCAATCCAATTTTTACCTTGCATTATATTCTATAAACAACGTAACCTGTTTATACGTTCTCTTATGAACTGCTGTATATTTCTATACAGATTAGACTATATCTTCATCCTTATTAGGATGTTCTCCTTTTCCATTACCATTAACTTGTAATGTACTCCCCTTCGGGATAGTCGTTGAACTTTTTTTCATAAACTGATATATTTTTTTCAATATGTTGTAAAAACTTTTCAACTGTTAAATTATTTTTCATAAAAATTACAATTTTTTACAACAAGATACTATATTATTTTTAATATAACCTAAATTATTATTTAATCTATCAATACCTTTTGAATTTTTATCATTACAATAAAAACAATTAGAATCAACTAATTCAATAATGTTTTTCTAAAGATAACTCAAATTTAATATCTCTAGTTTTAGCATTACCTTTATATGATTGATATATTTTTTCTATATTTTACGTAATTTACTATATTTATTTTGTGATATTTCACTTTGTACTTTATTTTTACAATTAATACAACATATTCTATTTTTTCTTAAAATATTATCACTACGTAATTTTGAATATTTATTACAATTTAAACATAATATATCATAAAATCTTCTACTATTTTTCAGTATGAGAAAATTTTATAACCTTTATTATACCAAATGTTTTATTTATATATTTTTTATCAGTTTTTTAAAAACTTAGCTGCTGATTGCCCATTTTATGTATTATTTATATAATACAAATATACAAAATATTATTGACAATTCCAAATATTTTTTAATATTTATTAGTTATTTTGTCTTTAGGGTGTTCCAGCAATTAAAAGAATTATTTTATATAATTACTTATATAAAGCCCCTTTTATTTGAGGCGTGGATTTATACATCTTATTTGCAAGTGGTAATACAATTTCTTCTAAAGCAGTTACAGTATCTATTGCTATATACTTATAAACATAATCTTTTTTAGCTTCATTTCCCTTAGCTATAGTTTCCATTAATTGTTTTAATACAACTATTGGTAATCTTTCTTTTTCTTTTGCTTCTAATATTATATTATATTTTAAAGCATCCACAAACTGTGAACCATTTTCTAAATCTATAATTAAACAATCTTCTAATTCTGCTACAACAGTAGTTTTACCCATTTTAGGCTGACTAAATATAATCATACTTTTAGGATTAACTCTATTAGATTTTTGTTTTTCTTTTGGTAATTCTATCATTGTTTATTTTTCCGTCCTATACCTCCTCATATTTTAATATTTTTTCAAATGTAGGATAAATATTAAATCCTAGATTTAATTTAAAATGTTTTTTATATTCAATATTTGTTTGTCTATAACTACCACTAAATACACCTGCACTATTTGTCTTTTTAATATTACCACAATACTGTATATAAAAAACTGATTTTTTTTCTTCAATTTGAATTTTTTCAGAATCTAATAATTCTTTAACACATTGTTTAATAGTTTTATCAGGAAAATAATACTTACATAATATAAAAAAATCATCGATACTTCTTGATTTATCTTCTATACAGTGTAATTTTCCTCTAGTAAATAAAGTTTTATATTTCTTTTCAAGTAAATATTGTTTTATATCACTTATTGATTTAACTTCAACATTATTTTCAAATTTTATTTTTCTACATTGTGAATAATATCTTTCTATATCACCTATTGTTTTTACATCTTTTTTATTCATCTCTTTCTAACATCTCTACTTTAATATGTGGATATGAATTGTAATTATTTAATTTAAACCAATTAGGTTTCATCTCAGATATAATTTTATTTAACAGTTGATAGTAAGTTTTATCTATTTTACTCATTAATAAATTTTTTTAATAATTAAATATATTACCATTACTTGTTATTTTACCAAATTTACCATCTGTAACAACACTACCATTACTAAATATAGTTTTATAAGATGATAGTTTTAATATACCAGCATTTATAATATCTTCACAATTATGAACATGACCAAATAAATGATATTTAGGTTGTATTTTTAAAACAACTTTTCTTAAAGCATTACAACCTACTGATTCAACAATATGTTGTCTATTTATACTCAAATCCAATAATCTTTTAGGAGGTCCATGTGTTAATAAAATATCTATATCTTCTGGTATAGTTTCCCAAAGTTTAAATAATTTATCTCTATTTCTCATAAATGACCAATTATTAAACATTGGTGTAAATGGACTTCCCCATATTTTTATACCTTCAATTTCTATTGATTCATTTATTAAAATATAACAATTTTCTTTCAATGATTTTTTAAAAATTTTACTAATAGAATGTTCTAAAAAACTATCATGATTACCTGGTGTAAATACTTTATATTTAACAGGTAAATTTTCAAACCATCTCCAAAATTCTAAAAATTCATTTTCATTAAGAAATGGACTTCTAATATTAGCACCATCTCCTGTATGAATAATCATATCTATATCTTCAGGTATATTTAATAAATCATGATACCCGTGTGTGTCACTAATGTGTAGAAATTTCATTATTAAATCTTTTTAAAAATTCTCTTTTAGCTTTATTATGAGTCCAATATTTCATTAAGTTAAATATTTCTTTTAATTGTTCATTTGTTTTTAAAGGTTGATAATTAATATCTAATTTTTTAATATTAAATCTTTCATAATGTAATGCTAATTTATCAACAGTATGAGTTTCTAAAGAATATGGATAATTAAAATTAAATTTATTAGATATAGCTAAAGCTACTTTATTTTCCATTTCTTTATAATCTGGTAATAAAGCTTTTAAAGGTGTTGGAATATCACTAACATAAGCTTCTGTAGCATCATGTAATAAAGCTTCTAATTTATTACCTCTAGTATTATCATAACACCAACAACAGTGTTGTGCTACAGAATAAAATTTATCTGTATGACCTAACCATCTAGGTATATGTGATAAAGCTGTTGCAATATCTTCTATATCTATTTGAGATTCATCTATATTTAAATAATCAAATATTTTTTCACTATTTGTTCTTATATAACTCATTTTTCATTATTTTTAAATTTTATGTAATTTGATAAATATTTTCTTATATTTTCAGCACCTACAGGATTAGATGAATGTATATAATATTGAGGTAAATTTATATTATTATTTTGACAATAATTAACTAAATATATAGCACATGTCATTCCTGTTTTTTCTTTATAAGTACTTTTATTACAATGAATATCTGATAAATCATGGTCAAATGATATAATATCAGGAAAATTAGTATTTATCTGATGTATAAATTCATAATAATTTCTTACCCATATAATTTTTACTGTTAATGGATTAATTATATATTTAGCTATTTCATTATTCCATTTTTCTGTAGTAGGGTCTCTTATATCATCTAACCATAATAATTTTTTCATTTTTTTAAATTTTTATCAATATATCTATCATCCATATCTTTTCTAAATAAAAACATATATGATAAAAACATTGCATTACATAATAGATGTCCAACATGTGCTAATTTACTTTCTTTATCATTATCTTCACCTTCTAAAAAAGCATTTAAATGACGTTGTAAACTATCACAAATTTCTGTATATTTTAATCCTTTAGACCAATTCCATGAACTATATTTCTGTGCTCCAAACATAAGCACCTGAACCATAGGCTCAAGTGCTTTGAATGAAACTAGTGACCATCTTAATTTTCCTTTATTATCTCTTGTTCCTATATTTTCAATCATTTTTTCTAACTACATTTTTTATATAATTATAAATTCTATTTAATCCTGTTATATCATCTGGTTTAGGTAATTCTTTAAAATAATTAACTGCACCATCAAAATATAAAGGACAGGTTTCTCCTCCACCACCTTCTCTTCCACCAATAATTTCTAGGAATCTAATATTATCTTTAAATGTAGTAATATCATATCCCATATATTCTCTTATTTCATGTTTATAAGGACTAAATAATCCTAATATAACATCCGCATCTCTAAAAGTTAGTTTACAATCACCTAATCCATCTGCACTAGGTTTAAGCTTACTGGCTTTAAAGTTTTCAAGAGATTCTTGATTAGCGGCTTGTTGCTGAATTACAACAGGTATATATTTATACTTATTTCTAAGTCTAATTAAGTAATCTGATGATAATTTTGTAATAGATTGATGTAATGAAAGTTTTTGACCATTTTCAGAATCTGATGATATTAAACCAATATGGTCTATAAATACCATTACATATTCTTCTGGGTCATTAGCTTCATAATAATCATCTATTTCAGTATCTTCACCATTTATACTAATTATTTTTTTATGTTGTACACCGTTGGCATTAGCATAATCCCTCATGAATTTAAAAATTCCAAATGGGTTTCTAACATCATCGATGAACTCTACTATTTCTTCAATTTTATTGAAATAGGGTTTATATTTAGATATTAATTCTAAAGTTTGTTCTGTTAATATATTATCTTCTTTAGTACTTTTAAGGTCTTTAGGAGCTATTCTAAGACCTTCTTTTACATATAAGATATTAGAGAATGCTGATAGCATTTTTTGCTCCTTACTCCATTTTATTAACCTAAGCGAGTTTACCACTTAGTTCTATATATTACTATATAGTTTAGACTATATCTTCAATAACAGCTGTTATTGCTGGGATTTCTTGGATATATTATATTCTAAATATTTTGTGGATATGATGAGAATCGAACTCACTTCACTACCCAACATTAAGTCGGGTCGCTTACCATAAAGCTCCATACCCATATTTAGTTTCAATATCTAGTCGTTCGACCTACTATAATCATTTAAATTATAGCTTGGTACGGGATTGTCCTATAAGGAGTTTCCCCGTTTAACCCAGTTAAGAGACAAGTTATAATTTGTATAACATTGAATTACAAATATAAGGTTCTATTAGTTTTCTAAAAGTTTCTTTTGAACTATTTTTTATATATAATCTATTTAAAGAATGTAAACTAGTATTTAAATTATACTTATCTTTCAAAAAATCTCTAAATTCATTTATATTTTTTTTTGTAAAAGAACATGTATGAATTTGATAAGCTGAAGTTCCTACTTTTGAACCATCATCCATATAATGAATAGCCATAGCAAGAGGTGTATAATATTTTTCTAGTAAATTTATTGGTATTATTTTACCATTTTCTTTATAAAATTCATTATAAAAATAATTTAAATTTTTGTTAACTTTTAAATTAAATACAGTTGAACTATATATTTTATTAGTTATCTTATTAGGTGTTAATCTAACATAATCTTTAATATTTCCTAAATTAGGAAAATAAGATTTTTTATATTTAACATAATCTTTTTGTTTTAAAGAATGTTGACATGTAAAAGTTGTACCTAAGTCATATTTTCTATTTTTTAAATTTCCGTCACCTAAAACACAACCAAAAATAACTTCTAATTGAATAGATGTTAAATTATAAGGTATATGTTCTCTTAATGATTTCCTATTTAATTTATGAACTTTTAATCTATGATAATATATTACTTGTTGTGATACATTATATATATTTCCAATTTCTGTGTCAGTTAATCCTTTATTAACTAATTCTTGTAATTCTTGTTTTTTGATACTAAACATATTTATTTTTATTTGTATCCTACAAAGGTACAAAAAATATATTTAATATCCAAATTTTTGAGTACTTATTTTTATCTCTAAAGTAAAATAGAAGATTTTTAAACGAACATTTAAATTATTATCTATTACTTGTTGAATAGTATTATACAAAAATAGCCAATCAGCTATTTGAGTTTTCAATTTTGTTACTCTATACTAATTCTAGTACATGGTTATATCATTTCTGTATAACTCTATATGTCACCATATAGTTCGGATTATAAATAGTTAATTTTATAATGCATAGATGGAATTTTTAAAACATAAGGTTTAATTAAATTACATAATTTATATAAATTTTCTTTATTAAATCGTATTCTATAACCATCATTACGTTTTATATAATTTAAATAACCGTTTATACCATATTGCGAAAAGCATAATAATAAGTTTTCTATTGATTTTTTATCATAAGATATAGCTGTTATATCTCCATAATGATATTCATAGTTATTTTTCTTTTTATTAATACTTTTACAAAAACATCCATCATCCATCCAATAAATTGCAAGAATTTCAGGTGTTATATTTTTAACCCATCGTTTATAAAATTTTCTTTTACCATTTTTATAAAATCTATTTCTAATAGATTCTAATATATGATATCCAGTTGTATAAACTTTAATTAATTTTGGTATATTTTTACTTTTTTTTATTCCAATTTTACAATTAATATTTATATTATCTAATATTGATTTTTTATATTCAATATAATCCATATGTCTTAAATGGTGAGCTATATCTAAATAAGCTCTTTTACTACCATTTTTTAGTTTAGGATTATGAATATTTCCATCTCCAATAGTTAATCCTATTAATGTGTAATATCTATTTCTCTTCATACTTACAATGTATTACTACTTTATTACTATTTATTTTACTATCTCATCAACCTAAGAAAATATTGAATCAATCTGTTCACCTGTTTGTGAACAAAAGTTTCCATTACAATTACAAATAATATTTTTATTATATAATTTATCTTCTAATATACATTTCTTAGGTTGTTCATTGTTAGTCTCTACACCGTTTTGTAAAATTATTTTAATCTTATTATATACTTGTTCTATAGAAGGAAGAGGTGCACAATCAGGACTTTCTCCTTGACAACATCTATCTTTAGAACGAAGTAAACATTCTAATAAAATTAATTCTTTTTTATCAAGTGACGGCACGGGATTGTCTTTTTTATTCATTTATAAAAAAATTATTTACTCTAGTTAATTCATGTGTATTTAACCAATCTTTTGTTGATTTAATTTTAGTTTCCCAAGGTCTCCAGCAATGTCCATCATGAAAATAATCTTGTTTTAGTAAAATTTGTTTATAAAAATAACAAAATCTTTTTAATTTATTTTTATATTTACATTTGCCAGTTATTAATAATGGTTCAAAAAATTTTTCTTCTAAATTTAATTCTGTTATTTTAATTGTAGCAAAAGTTTCATATAAAAATCTTATTAATGATAATACTAAAGCATTCTTTATATTACAATTATAAGCTTTAAATGTAAAAGAATTTTCTCCAATAACAATATCTTCTAATTTTAACATATCTGTAATGTAATTTAAATAAGAATCTCTATATTTAAAACTACTTTCACAGTTTATATTATGTAATGTTATTTTAGATATTAATTTATTTTCATGAAATAAATCATTAAAACATATTTTTTCATTAAAATTTAAAATATTACCATTTTTATAATATATATCATATTTAGTATTTCTTATAGTTCCTCCCCATTCTCTTTCTTTGTACATATCATAAATTTTTAATATACATTTTTAAATCACCTAAATTAGGATAACCAACTCTTCTTTCAAAAGTATGTTTCATTTTAAAACCTAATTTTTTAAGATTGTTTTCTAATATATATTCACCTGGACTAACTATTGTAAAAACTGCTGTTTGTCCATTTCCTGTTGTATAACCTACTTCAATATTTATTTCTTTTTCTTCTTTTAATTTCTTTAATGCTATTTCTATATGTTCTATAGGTGTTTCATTATCAATTCTACTTAATTGACATAATGCACAGCAATCTGTTGCAGTTTTAATCATTTTTTATATTTTTTAAAAGAGTTTCCCCGTTAATTAATTAATCTTTTTATATTTTTCTTTTTCTTTATTTAAAATAAAATTTTCTTTCCAATTTTCACCTATATAATCATAATTAGTAAAAAATGTTGAATGATATTGAAAAGTATCACTATATCCAGTAGGACATTCAATAGTTCCTATTAATACAAATCTTGTTTCTAATATATCTAATATTTTTTTATCAGTTACATGAACTCCAAATGTTAATTTTCTTGTATTATTTAAAAATTCTTCAATTCTATCTAAACCATCTTGGATACTTTTTTCATCACTTTTATTAAAACAATTTGATATAGTATGTAAATAACAATGTTTACAATTACCAATAGCATTACTATAATAAAATTGCATATAATCACTTACTTTTACTCGATATATTTCATTATTATCAATATTTTTTATTTTTTCATCTTTTTTTATTTCTTTTATATTCATGTTATTAAAAATTAATTAATCCCTATTTCTAGGATTCTGAATTCAATTATATATTACTATATAAAGGGGCAAAGTCTACCAATTTTACTATTCGCAGAAATTAAATAATAACGTCCTTGTTCTATACCTGGAAGTTGTTTTTCAAATCTAGGTAATCCCCAAGGAATACAATTTATTTTACCATTTAATATCCTATTTCTTCTTTCAATTAAATTTTCATATACTCTTTCGTATATACTCATTATTTTATAATTTTATAATAATTATCTTCATATAATTCTTCAAGATAATCATTTAATAATTCAGGTTTATATTTACCTTTTATTATAAACTTAGTTTTATCTATTCTAAGTCTATTTAAACTAGGTATTATAACATTTTTTTCAGTATGATATACTGATTTTTTAAATTCTGATAATGTCATATTTATCAATTTAAATTTGTTGTCCAATCTTGAACACTATTATTATCAATTTCATCTATAAATGCAGATAATCTTGATGTTTCATCCTTATAACTGTCTTGTTTAAATATAAAATAGTCAGCTCTTTGTAAATATCTTAAATTAGCACCTTCTGTGCTTAGATATAAATCAGCTGCTTTTAATATTTCATCAAAACTATATTTAGGATTCTCTTTCATCCACCTGTTTAATTTCTCTTTACAGGCTTTTTCACTTCCCATAGAACCAGCTTTTAAGCCTTTCCATTTATTTCTAAATTCATATATTCTATCTTCTATTTCTGAAGATATCACACGTTTAGATTTTTTTATATTTTTTATTCCTGTATTAAAAGAAATATCACTTTCAATGCTTAAAAATTCTATTAATTTTATTGCTTTTTCTCTTAAATATATTTTATTTTCTATTTGTTTTATAAATAGATTATCTTTAAGTTTTTCTAAATCAATCATATCTTGTACTAAGTATATAGTTTCAT